CATATTTATCTTTACGATTTTGCTTATAGTCAGGATAAATAGCTTTACGATAGCTACTAGATCCTTGATCTGTGGCTATAATTATGTGCTGTGCTTTATAACTTTTAGCTAAACTTTCTACTGTTCTTAGGTAATCTTCAGCAAAATCTCTAGTTCCACTATGCTTATAGCGAAACGCAAGATTAAGCGCATCAACTATCATTAGTGTTTTTTCAGTTAGTTCAAATTGTTTAAAGGTTTTCATATTATTTTATGGTGTAATCTATTATTATAACACTATTGATAAAAAAAAGTCAATCTATAAATTTAGTTTTGCTATTTATGAGCCAATCTTCTAACAAAAACATATAAAACTCATAATCTTGTGAGTAAAACATCAACCATCGTTTTTCCATCATATTATCACAAACAAAACTAGTAGCGCCAAATAATTTGCTACGATTATATTTAAATATAAGTAGCGGCATTTTATCTACTTGAAATGCTTGACGCTGTGTTTGCTGCCACCACTCTACAATTTGAGGAGTCTTATGTGTTAATAATCCACTAGTAATATGATCTTGTTCATAACCTTTTACTTCAACACAGTAATGGTTAGCATGGTTAGGGACGTATAGGTCTCCTTTTAAACCATGTTTAGCATCAAGTGCTCCACTACCAGGTACACGTTCCCAACCTAAACCAGTATATTTACGTAACATATCTCTGGCTAGTGTTTCTGTACGGGCTCCTTTTTGACGACTATCTACCATTATTAAGCCTCTATACGAGATATATTATTGCGTTTAATAACATTTACTTTTTCTAGTAGTGGGTGACTAAATCCGTGCGATACTAAAAATGTATGTAAGTGTTCTTCTCCTAATAGAACTTCTACTAGTTTTTCTTTACCATCTACATCTAAGGCTTCTACTGTTTCATCTAATATTAATAAATTAATACGACTACTTGATAGTGTTTGCATTAGTTTGCGTATAGCTAATAGTGTAGCTACATTTACTCGTGCTTTTTCTCCACCACTAAGTGCATTAATATCAATGTCTTTGCCATTGTCAGTAATTACTACTAGTAATTTATCACTACTATTTACTTTAAAAGCGATCTGAAATCTACCATCACTAAGATCTACTAAATATTGATTAGTAATTGCCTCTAAGTCTTTTACCAAACATTCAATTTTATAGGCTACTAATCCAGTAGTTGAAAATGTTTTAGTGAGTACTTGTAGTATACTCATACGTTCTGTCATTGTGTGTAATTGAAAGCTGTGTTCTTCCAATTCTTCACTCATTTCTTGTAACTGCTGCTTAATAGTTTCTATTTTACTGTTATGTGCTTGTATATTTAAATTTTTATCTTCTGCCAACTTGATTCGCTGTTTAGTTTCTTGTATAGTTTTAACCAGTTCATCATATTGGTTTTGTAGTTCATTCTTGTCTAGTGTTTTATTAGGTAATGAGTTATCTACTAATAGATGTAGTCGTTCAAATTCTTGTTGTGCTTTTATAGCTTGTTTGTGTTTTTTATCAGATTCTTCTAATTCGCTAGATATTACTAGGGCGGCTGCAGCTGCTGCTCTAGCCATCTCAACCTCATTGTTTTTAGCTATAATTAATTCTTGAGTTTTTGTACTATCAATTGGATTATAGCAAGTAGGACAAACTCCACTTAGATTTTTAAGTTTTCTAATAAACAGTTCGCCATCTTTTACAGTTTTCATATTTTCTGTTTGTTCTTGCTGTAACTGTTTAATTTGCTTTTCATCTATGGGTTGTGATGCTGGAAAAGTTAAGTTAATTGCACCAAGTTGTTGTTTGTAAGTATTATTTTGTACAATCTTACGATTGGTTTTATCTACATTAGCAATCTCTAAATTTAATTCTGCGGCCGTTTGTTCCAATTTAGGATCTAAAATTTCTACTGTATAAAATTCTCTAGCAATTAAATCCGTTTTTTCATACTTATCTAACCAACTACGAACAGTATTTACTTTAGCTTGTGTTGCACTAATTTCTTTGCCTAATTCTAGTGATATTTCTTTAAAAACTTCGCTAGCTTTAGTATACTTAGTTAGATTTAATATTTCTATTAGAAATTTTTTACGAGCCGTATCAGCACTAGTTAAAAACTCTAAACTCATAGCATTGCTTTGATAAACAATCTGTGCAAAGCTTTTATGATCTATACCTATAATATCTTCTATAATTTTATAAGTTTGCGTTGCAGTATGAGCGCTAATATCTCGATTATTTTTTAACAATTTTACTGTTTGCTGACTACCACGACTAGTTTTTATAGTATAGTTATTACCATCTCGTTCTAAGTCTAATTCAATAGTATAAGTTTTATCACTAATATATCTGTTAAGAATATCAGCTTTTTTTATACCTTTTGAATTTTTATTAAATAGTACCTCTTCTAAGATAAGCGCTATACTACTTTTACCGTGACCATTTTTACCTACAAGTTGTGTTAGTGGAGCTTTTATAAAATTTAAAGTATTTAGACTACCATAGCTAAAACAGTTGCTCCAACGTAATTCTTTAATTGTTATCATTCTTCTATTTTATCCAAGTTATTCTGTACTTCTAGTATAGCTTTATCAATAGTTATTTGAGGTAGTTCTAGTATATACTGCAAGTATTCTTTTACCTCTTCAACTAGTGTCATATCATTGTCTAGCATTAGTTGAACATCAGTACTGCGCTTAATAATTTTTTTATCTATTAACTCGCTATCTTCTAGATCACCTAATTCTTGTAAATCACCTTCAACTTGATAAATTGTATGATGATAACTTGTAGATGGTTTAGGATCATTAACACCAACAGTTTTTCTTATTAGCTGTGGTACTTCTAATTTTAGCCAACTATGTTTTAATGTTTCTGTATCTAGTAATATGACGCCAGTATCAACAACATCTCTATGAAAACTAGTGGTAACAGGACTACCAGGATACAAGATATTATGCTGACAATTTTCATAACTATGCAAGTCTCCGGCTAATACAATATTCCAACCTTTAAATATATCTAAATTAACCTCTGGTGTAACATGTGGAGGTATTTCACCACGAACATGTGTGCATAAAATACTACCACCTTCTGGCCAAGGATTGTTATGTTCAAAGTCTTTTAGTTTGTTGTAAGGAACAAACTCAATGCCATAGTCACTATAATAGTCGTCTATAACAATAACATTGCGTTTACTACTCAACAAGTTTGTAGCCTTAGCAAGATTAGTCATAAACGTAGTAGACTTTTTAACTGCTTCATGATTACCGCTGTAGATTATAGTTGGTATTTTACAACAACTAACTAAATCAAAATAAATCTCTAGTTCATCCATACTAGGCAATTTGTCAAATACATCACCACCTATAACAAATATATCCGCTTCTTTTTGCAGTTCTTCAAACTGTTGCCACAATAAATTGTAGCGATTTTTAGCCCAATCAATAGGTACGTTTTTTTGACCTAATTTTATGTGAATATCAGCCGTAAATAATATTTTCATTACTATTCCTATGATGAAAAAGCCCAGTAATTAAAATTACTGGGCCATATATTATCCTAGTTCTTTAACAGCTTCTTGCTCGCTATCACTAGTATCTTCATCACTTTGTTCAGCAATTTTTTCTAGTAGAGCTTTTACTTCATCTGCTGTTGGTCTAGGAAATTTTTCATCAATGCTTTGTGCCGTATCTGCTAGTTCACGTTCTTCTGTGTTTAAGGCACGGCGTTTACAACGTAATACTTGTAGGGTATATTCAACATTGAATGGAAGCGGTCCAGTTTTTACTCGTTTAAATACTACATCCCAACCTGTATCGTAATCTGTTGGATCACCTAAATCTTCAGCAGCTGTAACAATCTGCTCAAATAGTTTCTTTTTAAGATTTAGTGCTTTAACTTTACCATCTTTAGGATCAATACAGTTAATTGAGTAACTCCAACTACAACGTAAATCTGGATAATAATCTGCTACATGATCTTTTTCTAAATTATCAAACTTTTCTTTTTCACGGCTAAAAGCCAAACACTCTACAGGAATATCTTTATTATTTGTTCCTTTTAGCCAGTAGATATATCTAGGAAGTACGCCGCCAATTAGTCTAACTGTATTCTCGCCGTCTTTGTACTCGTAGCTTTCTACTTTATTTGATGTTGCTTTTCCTTTTGTTTGTTTAAAACTAAGTGCCATTTATTCCTCGTATTTAAAATATATTTTATTGTTTTCTGTTATTAGTAGCGGATTATATTTTATTGCTTGTAAGTTTAGGTCTGGAAAATAACTTAAATCTAAATGTTTGTAACCTAAATCTCTATATTGTTGATAACTTCTACGTCCCGCTAACTGTATGTATTGTGCTTTAAAAAGTACATCTACACTACGATCAAAGAATAACTGTTCAGGATTAATTAAATAACTATTTCCATATAATTTAACATTTAATCCCTTTTTATAGTAATCTTCTAAGAGTTCTACTAACCTTACTTGGCTTTTGTTAGCCATTGAATTTAATTTTTCAAGGTTAAACATAAATATTTTTCTTTGAATCATAACATATTATATCACAGTTAGTTAAGTCTAGCAAGTTAAAATTTCTATACCGTTAGGATTTCCCAACCTTTACGCATATAGAGTCCAAGTCTATCATTATTTTGTTTTTTATCTGCCCAACCACTAAATTGAATATCTACTACTATTGGTTGCGGTTTATTAGGATATTCTCGCATAATTCTACCAACTATTTGTTCCAATAAACTATCGTTACTCATTGGTACAGCTAAAATAACGCAACTAAGTGCATTAATTGAGATTCCTTCACTAAAGATTTGGCGGCTACCAGCAATGCACATTTTTTCTTTGCTAAGGATTTGTTGTTTAGCATACTGCCTTTCTTCATAGCTGGTGTCGCCAGTAACCAACAAACACGTTTCTCCAACATAGTTTTTTATTGCCTCTAAAAATTCTACACGATCTGCTACTACTAATACACTATGGCCCATATCAATTTGATAAGTTGCTATAGCACTAATAAACTTTCTATAGTATTCATTTTGTGTTAGTTCATTTATTTTTTCTACCCAAGGTACGCTAGGCTTTAAAATAATATTACTTTTTACTAAATGTATTACAGGATTAATAGTATTAGCTTGTTTAGGTTTGAATATAGTATGACCAAAATAATCGCTAAAAAATACGTGTTTACCATCTTTGCGTTCCATTGTACCACTAAGCGCTAATCTATATCTAGCATAAAAACTGTCTATAGTTTGACTAAAAGTTGTAGCTGGGCAATGATGTGCTTCGTCTAGTATAACAGTGCCAAATTCTTTATTAATCCGATCTAAATACTTAACAATACTTTGTACATTACCTACTACTATAAAGTGATCATCTACTTCATAGAATCCACTGCCTATAATGCCTGGATCTATACCAAATAATGTTTTAACTTCATCACACCACTGATCGCGTAATGCTGTTGTATGTGTAACTATTAGTGTTTTTTGACTCCATTTGTGAGCAATGTGTAGAGCTGTAAATGTTTTACCCCAACCTACTAGTGCGTTAATAAAGCATGTATCCTTAGCCTCTGTATAAACTTCTAGCTGATCTTCTCGCAAATTATATTTGGGTGTAGGAAACGGTACTGTGTTTGTTACTCGTTTATCTAGTATTTCATAGCCGTCAGGTATTAAGTCTGTTCTACCTTGCGGAATACTAAGTATACCTTTAGGTAATAGTCTATAATTTCTAACAGTTTCTATTACACTAAATTTTTTACTACCTGTATTCTTTTTAAACTTGTAAGTAAGCTGATCTATAATAAATTTACTATTTAATTTACCAGGATCATCCATATAAATCCTGTTAGTTATAATAGCTTTCATACTAACCTCCAAGTTGTTTTTATAGGTTCACTATAGTAGCCATATAATAAATTACATCTGTTATAATTTAATATACCGGCCCATAATTCGTAATCTTTAGGAATTTGTAAACTTTTAAATCTTTCACTAAGACCCTCAACCTCTAAAACACAGCCAATTCCACTAGCAGGTAAAACTTGCCGAATCCTGTGCGTTTGCAGTTTGGCGCGTACAAGTTTTTTGTGCTGAAATACTTGTCCACAACTATCAATAAACCAAGTAGTAGATTTTGCTAGCTTGATTATATCTTGTAAAAAGTAGATAGCTGCACCAATTGGAAATAGTTTTACTTCTTGCTGTTTGAGCACTAACCTGCGTAAACCAAGTGTAGACCTATCAATATTTTTGTCGTCTACTATACGCCAACGATTAAACGGTTTAGGGTCGTCACTATTTATATATTCATTAGCATAAAAAGTTAGACCATCTTTAGTGTAAGGTTCTTTTTCACCCAATCTAAATACGGGCCAAACTAGACTTGCTAGTCCTATAGGTTTCCTCAAAACTTCCAAAGCTATAGTCATCTCCTATATCCTGATCAACGCCAATAGGAAATCCAGGAATACTACAACCCCAGTCATATTGTGTACAGTTACGTAGTATGCTACAGTACGCATCTACGTCCTCACACTTAACAAGTGCCACGATTGAGTCATGGACAAGCATGAAGATTCTTGCGTCAAGTTTAAGCTCTCTAATTGTTCTAGCAGTTTCAATAGCTCCAAGTAAGTTAACATCACTTGCAAGCGATTGGATTTCCGAATTAATTCCACTACGTACTTCGTGGGCTGCGATTCCTCGGTCACTGCTGAATACGTTAGGTAGGCGTCTTTTTCTGCCAAAAAAGCTGTAAGTATATCCATTTTGTTCAATAAATTCTTTTCTACTATCTAACCACTGTTTTAGTTTTTTAAATGTTGTAAAGTACTGCTTAATATCATCACGAGCACGTTCTACTGGATAATATTGATTAGTGGCTTTAGTAACTGTTACACTAACTTTATCGGCTCCTGAACCGTATAAAATCCCGAAACTAATTGCTTTAGCACTTTGACGCATATCTGGATAGAGCTTTTTTACCTGCTCAACTTCACATGGTAAGTCAAACACCATTTTAGCTATTGAACTATGAAAGTCTCCACCATCAGTAAATATTTTTTGTAAGTTTTTATCCTGACTCAACACAGCAGCATAGTACATCTCAGCAGTTCTTAAGTCTTGCGAAACAATCTTATAACCCGCTGGAGCTTTGATACACCCTTTGATGATTGGATCATCGCGCGGAATCTGTTGTGCATTAAATTTACCACTGCTAGATAACCTACCACTAGTGGTAAAAATAAGATTAAAATTAGTGCGGATACGATCATCTCTATCCAGCTCTGGAAGTATTTTATGTATATACGTGTTCTGGATCTTTGATAGCTTTCTGACTTGTAATATCGCTTTAGGAAGTTCATGTTCTTCACTTAGTTGTTCTAGTACTTCTGCATCTGTTGAAATAGCGCCTGTAGCTGTTTTCTTGCCAGTTGGTGTTAAGCTTAAATAATCAAATAATATTGATCTTAACTGCATAACACTGTTAGGATTAAATATTTTGCCTTCATTCTTTTCAAAAAGCTTTACTTGATCAAATGTATAAATATGCTCCTTAGCCTCTTGAATTTTCTCACTAAGATAAACGTCAGCTAGCTGCATACGCTCACGGCTAATAGGAATGCCTACTTCTTCCATGTCCATTAAGAATAGTGTACCAGGAATCAATATTTTAGTATAAACATAGTTTAACTTATCATTCTTTTGCACAATAGGCCAAAACTTGTTATAAAGCTCTAAGGTAACTGCTGTATCTATGGACGCATATTCACTAATAATATCAAAAGGAATAAGATCATAAGTAAAGTTTTCGTTAAGTACACCATGTTGACGGCAATACTCACGCTTAAATTCATCCAGTTTAGCGTCATAGTCACCATAGTCAGTATATTTTAGCGCTAATTCCTTTAGGCCATGGCTATCTGTTTCATCTAGTACATAGTGCATAACCATAGTATCATGTACTTGTGCACGATCAAACTCTAGGTCTAGGTGGTATTTTAGCATTTTATAGTCAAATTTCATGTTATGAAATACTATAATAAACTGTTTGCATATACGTTGTAGCAATTCACTATTAGTTTCACTTAAACAATCACAGCTAATATATCTGCCATGATTAGGTTTATAACTAATACTAACACCAAGTACATATCCATCTCTGGGATATAATCCTGTAGTTTCTGTATCAATTGCAACTACTCCTTGAGCGTTTTCTAGTACTTCTTGTAAAAATTCGTATGCTTCATTTTCACAATCAATACCACGAAAATCACCAGTTTTATTAGTTTTTGTTTCTCCACTAATATGTTTGTGTATTTTATCTATACTACGTTCAAAGTCTGGTTTACCTTCTGGTTTAAAAGCTAACATTGCAGGATTGCTAATTGGTATAAATTTATTGTTGATAAGTTGGCCAGCATAATTTGTAACACTAGTAATTTTAGCATATTCTTTAGCCGCCTCAGCACCTACCAAGATCACTAAATCATAGAGATCGGTATCAATATTTAAGTCTACATCTTTTTTAAGCAATTTAGTAATTGGTTTTGAACTCATATGAAATAGTTCAAAACTAAAATCAAAATATTGCTCATATTTAGTACGACTAGGTGCTTTATCAATTACTGCAATTTTCATTTTGTAGTATATTCCTTAATACTTGTTACGTCTATTTGATCTAATTCGCCTGGATCTAGTCCATCCGGTAACTTAATTATTTCTACAATAAATTCATCTTGTTCTATTACAGGCTTTAATTGTTTTGCTGCTTTTTCACCTGCCTCATCTCCATCGAATAAGATATATACATGAGTAACACCTTGTGCTTTAAATGGCAACAGTTTTTCTTTTGTAGAATTTTGTATTATATTTGTGCCAAAACAACATACGCTATTTTTTAAACCTTTATCATAGAGGTTTAACATGTCAAATATCCCTTCTACTAAAACTATGCTTTTTTGTGGCTCTTGTAGATAGCTGGGATAGAGAGGCATCTCAACACCGCTAGGATAATTTAAATATTTTGGATTTCCATTACTTAGAGTATGTCTACCAACAAAAACTTGTATTTTATTAGTAATATCAGTAATAGGAAATACGATTCTATCTTGTAATTTTTCTACTTGATTAGTATAGAATGCTTCAAAATGTTTTAATGTTTGAACGCTAATTCCACGAAATGGTTTAGTCCAAGGAGTATAGCCTTGTGGCAATTCTTGCTCTCTATTTACTCGTAATTGTTGCAATTTTTTCTTAAGATTCATTATTCTTAATGGCACAGGATTCGTAAATATTCCAAAATATTTAAATATATTGGTTTTAAACCCGCAACTAAAACAATGAGCAACACCACTAAAACGATCGACTCTAAAACTAGGATTAGTATCTTCGTGATCTGGATTTAAACATTTTATTAAATAGTCTCTTCCGCTTACAGTAAAGTTTAAATTATTTTTATTTAAAACTTCTAGTACTGGATCTGACATAATTAAGCATTCCAAGGTAGATCTGCACTACTGTCATTTTGCTTTAAATTATCTTTTTTATTTACTCGTTTAACTGTTTCTTTATTTTCTGGCTTATCTATGCTTTGTGGACTTATCCTAAGTGTTTCCCAATCTATAGCGCAAGTAAATATCATTTCTTTTCCACCACGAATTTTAGTAGTTTCAAAACTAATAGCATTTGTACTTTTATCGTGGGCTTCCATTACTAAAGCAATATCTGCAGCATCTAAAATACCTTTGGCAAATCTTGCTTCTCCACTAGCATCAATTTGATAGGGACTTACAAGTACTATTTCATATTTTCTTGCTAAATTTTTTAGTTTTTTGCTAACTTCTATTTGGGGTTTCCAATCATACATATCACTACCTTCAATTACAATTTGATTTAAGTAGTCTACTACTACAACTTGTAATTTTTCTCCAAATTTAGCCTTAGCTTTACCAATATGTAAATCAATACTGCTAATTGTTAAATCTCTATCATCAACAATAATCATTTGATTATTTTGCTTAAGCTGATAGTTTCTAACTAAAGTTTCTTCAAATTTAAATCTGTCTCTATGTCTCATAAACTCTAGCACACTTTGATCTGCTTCTTCAAACATTTTAGCACGAGTTTTTACTACTTTTAAGACTTCTTCATCCGTTAATCTATTTTGTTTTAGCCGCTGTAAATCTACTCCGGCCAATATACTTAAATTACGCTCCATTACTTCATAAGCCGTCATTTCTATTGAAAAGTATAAACTTGAGTAGCCAGTTTCATATTGATGAACAAAAATATTACTACTAGTAATACTTTTTCCACTACCTCTTTTACCACCAATAAGTACTAGTTCTTGTCTAGCAACACCACCTAAAACAGCATCAAAAGTATTATTAAGTCCTAGATAAACACGTTGCTTTTCCAATTCATCTGGATGCTTAAACATCATAATATCGGCCATAGTAAATACTTTCTCACTAGTATGAGTTTTTTCTTCTATGGTCATAGCTATGGTGGCTAGGCTTTCTTTTATTTCATTACTATCATATAGTGGCAGTTTATCTACAAACTTATCTAGTAATTTTACTGTTTCATTTTGAGTGTACTGATCTATTAAAGCATCAAGCGCTACTTCAGCACTAACGTCAGGGATTTCCGTTAAACGGAGAGTTGCTAACGTTTTAGACGCTGGTCCCTCCCTTAACGTAAGTGTTAAATCATCAAATGAAGGTACACTATTGTACTTTTCATAATGTTTATTTATTACACTATAAAGAGAGCTATACGCAGGGTCTAAAAATACTAGTTTGAGCCTAGCCCATAATTCCAGGTTCTGCTCTGCTAGTAATTTGTGTAAGACTACTGCAGAAGTATCTATTTCTTTCTCCCATTACTAACCTACTTTAGATTCATTATCTATAATTACTTGATCTATAATCTCCGTTATTTTATAGAGTACTTCTTCTCTTAGTTTTTTAATATCTTGTTGATATTTACTATCTTTTTCAAATAAAAGACTAAGTTGTTCGTGTGTTATTAATTGTTGTAAACCAAAATAAATATGATCATACGCTAGAGTTGATTCCGGCATTACTTCTATTTTAGCCGTTCTGCCATAGTTATGTACAGCTTGTTTTACTACTTCTTCAACTGTAAAACTTTCATTATCGTGATAAGTAATTGTTACTTTCATTTTTGGGTTTAAAAGTGATAAAGGCTGGGAGCTTTGTAGAACTCCCAGCCTAGATTTTTATTACTTAATTAGGCAGCTTTTCTACCGTCTGCTTTATCTCGTTTTGCTGCTCCGTCATAGTCGGCTACTTTAATACCGCGACGAGTTAACAATGTTTTAAGACCACGTTCTGTTTTATCAATAGCAGCTGCAATTTCTGCAACTGTCATAGCGTGAATCTTTTCTCCAAGCGCATTAACGGGATCAACAGCTTCTTTTGCATAGCTCTGTTTCTGAGCAGGAATTTTAGCAATTTGACCTTTGCGAGTTAAACTAAGAGCTTTACCGCGTACACTTGCGACTGATTTATTAAGAGCAGCTGCAATATCTTCAATAAAAGCGCCACGTTCAGCTAATTGAATAAATTTTGCTTCTTCTGCATCAGTATAAGTACGTGCTATTTCTACTTTTTCGGCGGGTTTAACACTAGCTGTTAGTTCAAGTGCTAGCAATTTACCTTGAATTTGCTTTGCAGTAAATTTGCCATCCATAAAAGATTCTGCAATTTGTTTATAAGTAAATTCACCGCTATTTGTTAGTACAAACTCGGCTAATTCAGCGCCTTCATCTTCAGTAAAGGCACTAACCTTTTCTTTAGCCATGCTAGAAACTTCTACTTCGAGTTGACGAAGTTTACTGGCTACACTACGTGCGGTAAAACCTTCACCAAGTGAAGCTGCTGCTTGTTCTACGGTATTAGGACTAACTGGACGGCTTGATCCTACAAGATTCATAAGTTGTTTAACTGTAGCTTCAGACCATTTTTTTGTTTTTTCAGTCATTATTTAGTTCTCTTAAAAAGTTATCTAAGTTTGTGATAATTTTGATGCCGAGTTCTTCGGCTTTTTTACGTTTTGTACTACTTTTATCGCCTTCGTCAACTAAATAATCCGTAGTTTTTGTTACAGATTCGGTTATACTAAAACCATATTCTGTTAATTTTTTATAGGCTTCGGCTTTTGTTTTATAAGACGATAATTTTCCTGTAATACATATAGTTTTATTACTAGCATGTATTACTGAGGCTTCAGTATGAAATGAAAAAGGTAAAAATTCTTTCATTTCTACAAAGTCAGTTTCTAACCAATTTAATAGATTATGTGTTACTTTGTCACCTAATCCAGCTTGTTTACAAGTTTCTAAGTTAATTTCACTAATATGTTTAACAACACTACAAATTTTTGTACTAACTGTATTGCCTACTAATGGTATGCTCATGCTGGTTAATACTTGATTTAGTGAAGCACTACGACTACGATTTATCTCACTAATTAATTTTTCAGCAATCTTGCGACTGCCTAATACATCTACAAAGTGTTCTACATCTAAATAATAGATTTCCGTTATATCTGCTAGTTGTAGTTTTTCTATTGTTTTTGAACCCATACCTTTAATGCCCATAGTTTTGCAAAAATGTTCTACACGTTTTACTAGTTGGGCATCACAAGCCTGATTGCGACAGAATAACTGATCATTAACTACATCTAGTTTAGAATTGCAACAAGGACAATGTGTTGGTATTTCGATTTTCATATTGATTTAATAACTCAAGATAATATTATACATTATATATTGTTGTTTTACAAGCTAAAATTTTATTTGCCTTAACCAGCAAATTTTATACATTTACTTTATGCAGTATACAAGGTATTATTTCTCCACTACGTGCTACTGCTACAATATCACCAATTTGTAGGTCTAAAGCTTCAATAAATCCTGGATTATTTAATGTTGCACGACTTACTAGTGCATCTCCAATAAATACTGGTTCTAAAATAGCTGTTGGAGTTACTTTACCAGTTTTTCCTACATTCCATTCAACACCCAATAATTTAGTTTCTACGTGTTTTGCTCTTTCTTTTACTGCAAGGGCACCACGAGGATGTTTACTAGTAAAGCCTAATTCTTGGAATTTGTTATTATCAACTACTCTAACAACTACTCCATCACTAGGATAAATACTATCTAGATCTGGTTCTATTACTGTATTAAATCCACAACTTTTAAGCCAGTCTAATTCATCTAACCAATTGCTACTAATATTAGGAGTCATTTGATAGGCAAAAAATTGTAGTGCTCTAGTACGAAATTCTGCTAAATCTTTTAAGTTTAGTGAACCGGCCGCATAATTTCTAGCATTTTCTATATATTTTGGAGCTACTATTTCACCAGTAATTTGTGTAGGAGCACTAATAGGAATTTTTATGGGAACTAGGTTAGCATATTCAAATATTTTGTCGGTAATAACTTGACCCTCAACCCCATCACCACGAGTAAGTGCTTGAACTAAGTAACCGTCGATATAAAGTAAACTTATAGCTGCACCATCTAGTTTAATACTACTAGTGGTATGTTCGTTTGCTAGTGGATTTGGTTTACCTTCATTTTCATACCATTTTTGTAAGCTAAACATTTGATATAAATGTTTAGATTTTTTACCGTGTGTAGTTGCACCTACTTTTAAGTAATTGCAACTTTCTGCTAATTTATCAAAAACTATATCAGAAATTATTGGAATTCCTGTATAGTACGCTTGACTCGCTTGATCTAAGAATTTGTGTAATTTATTCATAAATAATATTATAGCAGTTTATGGTATTAAGTTCAAGTTATTTTTTAATTATCTTATCATGAAAGAATTTTATTACTTCTTGGCCTTCAGCTTTGGCACAAATATCTAGTAAGCCATATAACAATTGATGTATATTTTCTATACTAGCTGGAATACTTATACCTTCTCTACTAGGAATCCAGTCACCTTCATAGCTTAAAAAATATTTACGTAATTGTATATAAGTTGTTTCTCTAAAATCATTTACTACTAGTTTGACTTGAAAACCTTTTTCTAAGTTTTCTTGTATAAGTCGTTCATATAGTATATTACTATCCATTATCTAAACCCAAAATATTGGTCTGGATCAGTAAATGTTTCTAGATTACAATTGAGCAGTTTAGCAATAGTTTCTTTGTCTACTAAATCTTTATGTATCCACCAATCTTCAAAACTATATCGCTTATTATAATCACTACATAAATCATTTACTACAAGTATATAACCATTGCTAGCTAGCAATAATCTAGACTTTTCTCTATAGATTTTGTCTATATCAGCATAATAATCATGCTCATAAGTTATTACTCTAAACCTACATTTATCAAAAGGAATTTTTAGTAGAGTTTCATAAGTAATTTTTGCAGGCTCACAATCTAACTGTAAGTAGTCAACTACTCCAAGATGAGTAATTCTATTGACTACATTTTCATAGTCTATATCTCTAGCATCTGTATCAAATACTAAAGTTTTTCTTTTTGCAACGTAAGCTTCTGCAAAACTTTTATTAATTTCTACTGCATAACCTGTCCAGTCAAATTGAGTTTCTAGTAGATATGTATTATTTGCAATAACAGGATCACCACTACCTATTTCTAGAAAGGTTCCATTTGTTTTACCATTAAGTGCTGCTAGTACAAATAAGTCTTGATAAATTTGTGCATAATTTTCTTGTATATTTTCTGCACCAGGAAACTTAAACTTTAGTTTTTCAAAATTAGCTTTAGTATATTTTTTATTAGGCAGTGCACCAATACTAGGTGATGCTAATTTTGCCATATTATATTGTATTACTGATTTGTAAGATTGATCAAGTTTATTTTTGTAGTTTGTTGATAGATCTTCTAAAATATCTCTGCTTTCATTATTTTTACCCCACCACCATGCAGCAAGTGCTTTTTGAAATAATAAAGCATAACTACCAGGATATTCTATTAGTTCTTGAAACCTCATTTTATTTTGAGCAATACCATATCTTAAACCTTGTGTTACTGTAGTGTAACAACTAGTCCAGTCCTGTTGCCACTCATAAACTTTACTTAAAAAGTAATAGGCTTCTGGTCTACTAGGTAAAATATCTATACAATGTTGATATGTAGTACGTACTGTGTGTAGCCTATTACCAGCAATCTCTAAACATTTAGCAACTTTTAGTAAAGCAAAATATTGTGTTTCTACATTTGTAGTACGTTCTGCTGCTCGCAAAAAGAAGGATAACGCAGCAGCATAATGACCTACTCTAAAATATTCTAGTGCAAGTTGTAGATTTGTTTCGGCATTTTCTGTATTTTTTACATACTCTATTAACAAATGCTTTAATCTAAACATGCCCGCTCCATAAATCTATAAGGTACTTTTAATACATACGCTGAATTGTCTTGTGCACCAAATGATAGTAAAAAATGATCATTTAAGTAGCACATGCCAGTGCAAAATTCTATTTTATTTTCTAAAAAGGAGAAAAATTTGCTATATTTTATTACATTCCACTCACTGTCCCAAACAGCAAAACAGTGTCTATAAGTAGCATTTTTTCTGCCACTTTCACTTTTATAGAGATCTACTCCATGCATACAAGCAAAAGACATAGTACTATTAAGTGGAATAACTTGTGAGCCGCCTCTAAAATCGCAAGGCTGTGGTATATATTTACCTAAAAATACAGTCACGGAAGTATTAGACCCTAAATCTACAGATACGATTTCTGTAGGGTTTGACCATTTTACCATATGATTAGGACTATTAATTATAGGAACCCAATTTTTTTCACAATAAGTTTTATCTGGTGGTGGAGCAGCAATTCTATGTCTAGCAATTTCTTGTACACCACTATCAGTAAATTCTAGTTCAGAGAACTCCATTCTACCTACACCATTCGTAGTTGTATCTCTACGTACCCCAATAGCATACAATTTTTCATTCCATCTAACTATTCTAGCATCTTCTAGACCAACAAATTCCCAAATAGGTTTTACATCTAGTTTACTAGTATCTATCTTATGATGTTTTATTATTTCTAGCGTATCTTTGTTTAATTCACATAAATAGTTTGTAGTTGTTAGTGTTAAATCATTTTCTGGATTTAGATATGTTAGTGGGCCCCACTGTGATTCAAAAATCTCTTTTTCTGCGTGATATAGTACATATTGGCAGTGTCTAATATTTACTAGTAATTTATCAGTGTATTCATCATAATATATACTAGGATTAAATATACCTGTACCCTTAACTATATCATAAGGCAGTGTTAGTGGTACTATATCTCCACCAGCTTCTAGCACTTGTTTACAAAAATTCATCTTAATTTCCACATATTAATTTATACTTGTACTCCTAATTTACGCAAGTGCTCTAGGCTGGCTAATTCATAGTGCGGTTGCCAGCACCACTGTAACCAACGCTCACTAAGTAGCCATAATGAGTATATATACCCATGTTTAGGGTCTAGTTTTTCACTTTTAATTTTAGCCATGCTGTCGTAGCGCGCACTATAAACTACTTCACCACATTGAAATCTATCACGCATTGCACCTTCTGGTATAAGTTGTGGAGTAAAATAGTTGTGACCTGGCTGACGAATCGGCACACTATTATCTTCTAGTACTTGTTTGATAAGATGTGAACCACGATAAGTTAATTTACTAATAGCTTCAACAGTAGCACCCAATAAGTATTCTTGAATAATATTAATACGTTCACTATCACTAATAGGTTTTCCACGCAGTTTTGCTTTTTGCTCGGCAATACGCTGTTGTTTCTGCTTAAATTCTTCAATAATGCTAGCAAGTCTGGTAGTATTGTAAGCCATGCCAAGCATCTGGCAAGCATCTTTTTTAGTAATAGGCTTGTTATCTTGTGATTCTAGTAATTTGATAACTTTAAGAATATTTACATCAGTCATCTTTTCTAGTTCAAGATCAGTTTTACGACGCTTTGCCACTTGTTTCTCCAATAATAAAAGGCGGCACTAGGCCGCCAGTATTACGCTGCTTTTAATACTTGGGTAAAGTAGATAGCTGCTTTCCCAGTGAGTTTGCCCAAGATGTCATCATCAATAGGCCCGCCTTTTGCGGTAATCGCTGCTTTGAGTTCAGCAATGCTAGTTTCTTTTGAGACTCGCTT